TCCTCCTGTACCAGCCACACCTGTAGGTAACGCTATCGATTCAGTATCGACAACTTCAGATCCTAGTGTGGCTGTAGCAGCTACACCTGTTACGGATACATCTACATCTACAAAAGTTATTACGGTAACTGAACTTAGAGATGTCGAGGCTGACAGCCCTGTTACTGAAACTATGGTTTCGGTATTTACGGTAACAGACCCAAGAGAGCCTGACATACCTATGTTAGCAGCTATGCCGCCCCAGTTACCTGACGCCCAAGTACCACCACCCCAGCCTACAGCTGTTTGAGGTAGTGGTTCAGCGTTAACATCAACAACACCACCCCAAGTGCCTTCACCCCAACTGGTGACGCCCCAAGCAGTATTAGCATCTCCCCAGTTACCTGACCCCCAAGTACCAGATCCCCAGGTTGTATCTTCGTATTCTTCTGTCATTGTTCAGTCCCTTGAGGTTCTGTCTCGCAGGTTTCACCTTGACAGCAATCATAAATAACTTGTCCACAGACAACACATTGTTCGTGTCCGTGTACAAAAACTGTTTTTAGATTACCCTGACAACGGGGACAGCGGGGTGCGCAGTGTTCTTTGTGTGTCTCCATCTGTCAACACCCCGTGCGTGCGTAACCCCGTATTTTATGCAATCCGAATAATAGCGTTTGATGCGTCTGCTGTTGGGAACTGAATTGTAAAGTCACCTGCTGTAGATGTCTTATCAGCACCAAAATCCAGAACTGCTACAGCTGGATCACCACCGCCTGACTTATAGATAAGCGCACCACGAGCAGTGATAGTTGCTGTACTAAAAGTAACGTCATTGAAATCAAGCAACGCAGTAGTTCCAGAAGTTGTTGGTGCAACTACGGTAAGTGTAGCTCCGCCAGCAGTATATCCAGTACCAGATACTTCGTTGCTTGTACTATATGCAGTTGTTGCTGCACCGAGACTCGCTGAACTTGTAAACAACGCAATTTTGTATGTTGCGCTCGTGTCTGAGCTGAAGTCCATCTCACCATCGAGAAGGGCTTTTTTAAATGATGTGCACATCGCTTGTGATATAGCCATTTTTCTACTCCTTAGCTAACAGGGTTACGCACTTGTCCTGAACGGTAGGCATCTTCTCTTAATTTACCATCCGCCAGATTCTTAAGCAAACTGAGAGACTGCATATACATTTTTTCATACATAGCAACCATATCTTGTTCGCCTTTCATGAAGCGTATTGCTTCAACTAACGCACCATTTAACAATGCGCTATCAAACTCGTCCCCAAGCCATGTAGTGCCTGCTGTAACAATAGTCTCTGGGTAATACCCATAGTGAAGTTCTACTGAGTACACAGCATCTGGAGTGGGTCCGAGAATAAAATTATCCTCATCAAAATATCCGTAATGTTTTGGCAACCCTGTGGAAGTTACTTTAGGGTATGCCTCACGAATAAAATTTACGTCCTTATTTATCAGATAATGATAATTACTACTACCATCTATAACTGCTAAAGAGTACGAATATAAAAAATCAGTTGGTACTGAAAGATACTGTCCGTTAGCAGATGTTGCTCCTGTAGCGTTCTTTCGTAACGCAGGAAACTGAACACTGTTATAAATCTTTTGCTCTGCCTGATCTGTAAACAAAGCAAGTTGCGCATCTGTGAATGTAGTTTCACAGATATCTTGTATATTTGTTTTTAGGTCAGCATAATTCATAACTTACTTCTTTTTCTTAATTAAAGACTTTAAGGTTTTAGCTTGTTTTGCGTGTGTTCTTGACGCTTTTCCTAGCCCCTTCATTACCTTTTTTATCTTAGCTTTTGTGCTATTTTTCATGTTTTACCCCATTGGTCCTCTTGCAAGATTGCCTTGTGTAGCCGCACCTGCACCACGAATCTTAACTCCGCCGCCACTAGAAAGCGTTACTTTCTTTTTGTTAGGCTTCTTAGTTTTTAATTTAGTGCCAATCTTCCGCATCTTCTTAGTTCTTGGCGGTTTTATCATACTGCGCAACATTGCTAACTCCTACGAAATACTTACCGTTACTTGCCCTACAAACACAGTTCCAACCACGGTTGGTTTTATCGATCCTAACTGAGTTACATCTGGGCTACCAGCAATAATTATAATCGCTCTACTGCCAGCAAATTGAGTTGTATCTGGCCTAGGATCACGTAAAGCTTGAGGATCATCTACAGGAAACTCACCCAACCTGTTCTGTGGATGATCTCCATTCCAACACTCAGGACAAGCTTTTATGTTAACAAGTTGTCCTTTCTTTACTAACTTACGGAGCTCACGTAGTAGGAAAGTGAACCCACATATGTCACATACACCTAAAGCTCTTTTACCAGATGCAAACCTATCGCCCATTATAACCTCGTTGCTGTAGGTACAAACCTAAACGGTGTTTTCTCTCTGTCTTCACCTGCAGCAAGTATAAACTGTGCTTCATACTCTTGCTTAAGAAGCTCTATGCGGGGAGCTAAATTTGGGTCTTTCATAGCGATATGATACGCTAATCCTGCCACCAGACACGGTAAGAAACGGAAGTTCATATCTGCTGTTTCTACACCGCTACCTGCGTCTTGTATCCTGCGTAGTCTCCAGTATACGAAAGTGTAATCATTGGAGTCAGGCACAGGCCAAACGTTTACTGTAGGATTGTCACGTTGCCTGTCGATCCATACTTGAATCGGCCTACCTCGTGTAAGTTTGTTAGGGATTGTGGCAAAAGTGCTAACACTAATACGTGTTATACTTAAATCAGCCTGCGTAGTAACATTCCCTGCATCCGTACGAATAACTTGTTCAAGCAAGTCTATAGTATCTGCAGGTAGATTATATGTTTGTGAACCTGTAGTAAGTGCTACTGAACCTTCGGCAATAGTCCATAGGTTTATCCCACGGTTTTGCCATTCAATAGTCATAAGATTCATAGATCTGCGAGCGGTCCGTAAATCGTAACCGCTACGCATCTCTCTACCAGCGCGGGCCCAAGCCTCTTCCGCTATTTCGGTAAAGTCCATATCAAAGGCTGTGGTTCCGCTAGTAGTCATTTACTTTGCCTTCTTCTTTTTCTTAGTTTTAGTAGCCTTCTTCGGTGGTTCGTAATCATAAGATGGAGCTGATACAGAAGATACCTTACCGTTAATTTCTTCAGATTCAACTGCCACTGTTTCTGCAATAATTGCAGGTTTACCCATGATTGCGTCTAACTCCGCTTCAGCTTCTGCTTTTGTCATAATCTTTGGGACAATAACAGTATATGTACCATCCCCATTGTTTATACCTATTTGATATACAGGTTCATTTGTTTTAGATATCACTCCATTCTGGAATACTTCATATACAGCCATCATAACCTCCTCTGGCTCCTTCCTTATTTTTTCTTTTTCCTCGTCACACTCTTAACACGGCGAGGCTTACCTGCGGGTTGTCCCAATCGTTTCTTTTGGGCAATCCGAGATCTCTTTTCGGATGAAGTAAGCTCACTGGCAGTTTTTGGGGTTTTGGAAGAAACCCTTTTGCTGGGGCGACAATATGGAGTACCCCGTTTTTCACCTTTGCGTCTGCCACAGGCTTTACCCGTCCTAACGTCTTTCCAGTCTTCTTTAAACCATCGTTTGAGAGCAAGACCAGATTTTGTTTTTCTAACAGCCATATTCTTCCCATCACACGTATTTTGTAACTTTACGCCTGTCTTCTCTTACAATCCCGCAGCCCCTAGCGATATTAGGGTTTTTAGCAGCACGTTTTCTTCTGGCGAGACCTCCACCACTTAACTGCACAATGCCACCAGCTGCCTTCTTCTTTTTCTTTTTACTGCTATTGCCGTAGTTAGCAGCACCAACTTTTCTACACTTGGCGATGGCGCCACTAGCATATGCGCTCGGAAAAACTTTATAGCGAGCCTTAACTTTATGATAACAAGCGTCTTTAGGCATCTTTTCTAGCCCTCCTTATGCTTTCCTTACCTTGACGAAAGATCTTTGCAACCTCGGTCTTACCCATAACTTTGGCTCTCTGTTCACCAACCGTAAGTATCTGTATCTTCCTTGCAAAAGGTTTATTTACCTTCTTTACCTTTGCTACTGTAGCTCTGGCATCAGAAGGAGTGGCGAACTTTATACCGACAGTATCTTTAGGATTCTCATCGGTATAAAGTCTACGACCTGATCCTTTAGGTTTTTTTCCTGTACCTACTTTTGGATCTCTACGTTTTGCCACTATTTTTTACCGCCTTTTTTATTGCCTTTGGACATTGAGACCATTTTAACAGGGCGGAAACCTCTAGCTGCAATACCTACACCACGAACTTTACCACCAGCTTTATAGCCTTTGGACTTCATAGCCCCACCAGCTTTCATACCTTTAGTTTTCTTTTTATCTACGTTTTTAATTGCAGCTGTTAAACCACCAGCCATCATACCTTTAGGCTTCATAGCTCCACCAGCTTTCATACCTTTAGGCTTCATAGCTCCACCAGCTTTGTAACCCTTAGATTTTGTCATGCCACCAGCTTTCATGAAACCCATTTTGTTTCTTACGTCTTTTGGTAACTTTCTTAATCCTGGGTTGTCAGGCTTTTTTAGCCCACCTTTTGCCTTCATCTTATTTTTCATCATCATCTTGCTCCGCATAGAGATTATCAAACACTTGATTTACGTCCAACGTGTAATCCAAATCAGACTTGCTGTAGTGGATATGTTGTGACGGCCTGAAGTCGGGAGCACCATCTCCCATTTCAAACCATGCAGGGTGAGACACCCGTACACGATTATTTGGAAGAGCAACGATGTTACCCGTCCAGCTACCTGCATCTAACAACTCAAGTACGTGTGCTTGTTTGTGTTGTGCAGGGTCGTCCGCTATTTCAGAATCGGTGTAGTCAACAGTAAAATAATACTTTGCTGGGTACATCTCACCGTTAATTTTTGCCATCCACGGACAGGGAGTACAGCGTTCAAGCACATAAACACTATGTGTTCTTGAAGCACAGTCCCAAGGTTGTGCAGCCCATACGGGCATAGGATCGGGCCATTCATCGAAAGGCGTGTCTCCTACAAGTGCAGTTATGGGCATTCTTGCCCACATCGCTCCGCCATGCGGGTTAGGATCATCGGTGTCGTATGTTTCGGCACCAGTGAATATTATTTGGAATGAAAGACAACGATTAGGAATTGTGGTTACTGCAATAGCCATAGCGTGTAAGAACTCGCCATGATACTTATCATGATTATGAGTATACTCTCTACGTACCCAACATTTAAAATGTGGTATGTTGGACTGTAAAAAGGCCATTAGCAGTTCCACTTCCTCAAGCTTTTGTTAATACGGCTATTTGGATCTCTAGCCGTCTTCGCACTTGTTAAACGTTTCTTCATGCCCTTCATCCGTGCGCAAAATGATTTACGCCGTTTTGCAGCTTTAGAGCCTTTCTTTAGCTTACTAGGTTTGGTAGTAACCGCAGTCTGTAACTTACTTCCTGGGTTTGCTCTCCTATAGCTTTCAACGCCTTTCTTGTTCAGACCACCTTTGGGGTCTTTACCTTCCTTGCGAGTCCAAGCTGGAGAACCACCTTTTTTGTAGTAATGCCGCATGATAAGCTCTTAACAGTAAAACACTGTAATAGCAGTGATATTTGTAATGACAGATATGAAGATATCATCCACACGAATACCATCTGCTGGTATATTTACAGAGTGAGTGTCAGAAGCATTGAAATCTAAATCCAGCACAGTGGCCCCACCACTACCGTTAGTAATAGTAAGACGAGGTGAACCAGAAGCAGTTTTCAGTTGTATCTGACGGATGCGAGCAGGACCAACACCAGCAGAACCAGTGCCAGTCAAACGCTTCGTTTGTATGTCTGATGAATGAGACATTCTAGCCCCCTATTACTGAGCGCCAGCTTCAGCCATTACATACGTTAGAACGCCAGTAAACGTACCACCAGAAGCGGCAGAAGAGCCTACCATGCCTGTAACTGTTGCATCAGCAGCAAGACCACCAGCAACTGCAAGTGCGCCGTTAGCGCCCACGATTGTACCAGCTGTATCTGCGTCAACTTCATTAAACAATCCATCTGGATCAGCAGATGTACCAATATCAACAGTTGGGTTTGTACCACCAGTTGCGCCACCGATAACCATAATCGAAATAGGAATCGCACCTGCAGGAAGAGTCAATGTCTCTCCAGAGGATGATGATGTACCAATACGAACATTAGTAGCACCACTAGCAGTTGGATCGAACGAAATTTGCACACTTTGAGTCATTGGGGCGGGCGTATGCGTGCCTTTTGCGCCTCCGCCGTATGAGCGGACGACACCTTGGAAGGTTGTGTTTGCCATGTTCATCTCCTGTCTAGGCAAATGTCAGCCACACCGTGCGGCTGTCAGGGATAAACACAGTATAATACAGAAATATATAAAAAGAAAGTGATACGCTTAAAAAGGCAGGAGGGAGGCAGTTTATTACCCCCCTCCCTAGCTCGGCAGTTTATTACCTCACCGAAGCCTGTGCGCTTAAGCCCCAGGCGACCCGAATATTCCGAGTGGATCGGAAACACCGAATGAGTAACGCTCACGAGCCTTGTAGCGGCTGTTACCTGTGTCAAAGTCTGCATCCATAGATGTAGCCATTGGTGAACGGGTAAAGTGCTTAAGACCGTTAGGAACGTCAGTCATTAAGAACCATGCGTCTGTGTCTGTCAGATAGTGGTTAATTGCATAACCCTCTGGAATTGATCCGTTGTTGCGGATCGCATTCAGATCATTATCTGCAGTTCCAACACGACCTTCAGTTTCAAGCAAACGAGTTGCCACGAACTGAAGTGCTGGTGGGATGATCAACTTACGAGGTCTCGCAGCGATCAACAGACCACGCTCATCTGTCCAAGCAGCAATCTGAATAACTGAAGCTTCAAGTGAAGTTTCGTTAAGGTCAGCTGCAACTGCAGGACGGTTTGAGTTTGTACCGCCGCTCACCAATGGGTGGTCAGTAGCACAAAGGGTCTTGCCGTCACCATATGTAGTGCCAGCAGCGAAAGCATTGTTCAGGATTGACGCAGCTTTAACCTGCTTGGTGTACGCCATAGCACGAGCCAGAGCTTTTGTGTAACGAGCAGACAGAGAATCGTAGAGGTTGTCCTCGATTGCTTCTTCTGTGATGCTGAAACCCATAGCAACTGTTTCGTGGTTGTAGCGTGCAGTAAATGCTTCTTGCGCTGCATCGTATTCGATAGCAGAACCTTCAGCCTTTACAGGTGCAGCTGAGAAACCTGACAATTTGGTTTCTTCCTCAAACGAGCGATCTGAGGTTTCTGATTCAAAGATTTCGGCGTGCTCTTCGCCGTATTTTGCGTACTCCAGTCCGAACAAAGCGTTTAGCCCTGGAAGGAGTTCTTTAAGTAGTTGTGCTCTTGAAATAGCCATAACCAATCACTCCTTATATACCAGTTAAGTTGTTAAACGCATGGCCTGCATTCCACTTGACATACGCTTCTGTAAATCCGCCAGAAGAGTTCTTGGTTTCTTCAACCAACTCAACAATACGGAAAGGAAGTGTATTAGTGGTAGCAGAGGTATCAGAGATAGCGCACTTAGAATTACCAGTGACTGTGCTACCTGTGTTGTCCACACCTGCAACGTTCGCACCAATATCGGTGATCGCAAGATCGCCAATAGTTGTGCCTGATGAAACAACAGCCACTTTATACAGTATGTCTGTAGCGTCAGCTACGTAAGCAACAATGTCACTTGCGGCTGTGCTAGCAGGATAATACTGCCTGAAAGTTAACTGTGAAGTGCTTGGATCTGTGAAAGAACAGCCCAAAAAGACACCGATAGGTGTCATAGCAGCATCAAACGTATCACGTTCGACAGTGCCCCCAGTAACGAGTTTCACGGCATCACCGTTGAAAATGTCAGTGGCATAACCACTGGCAATAGAATACTGACGAGTAACGCCAGCAAATGGAGTACCGCTCAACAATTTTACTGGAACAAGCCCATAAGGGGCATCAACAGTTGGATATGCCATCTTTGTATGTCCTTATTGATTTAAGTTCCATTACCAAAAGTGACCTTAGATTTTCTGTCGTTAAACAGAGGCATCCGTGGGTCATTTTCTCTCATAAGGTTGTTATCTACAGATTCCATCTGACCACGGGTTTGCGCTTCAAAATACGCAGTCCGTTCTTCAGCTAGTTCCTTTGGAGCTTTACAAAGCATCAAACCACCGATGACTATGTTGTCTTTAAACTTTTCGTTCTCAACTGTAACCATAGTAATCTCAGGATGATCAGAGGCTTTTACAGGCTCCCAACCTTGTCTTAATTTTGAGGAAACGTTAGTGGCATCTACCGTTCCTTGAGTTGCTACACGGACCCAGTGAAAGTCATACCCTGGCTGGGGTGTAGGATTTGGCAGTGTTTCTGGCCTCATCCAAGCCCTAGTGCGAGTGTTTTTATCTCTAGATTCCAGCTCTCTATCTAAACGATTTTCAGCCATTTTCTTTCCTCATATCTAGTGCAACCTGTTTGGCGTATTGTTCGGGGGTAAGCCCCAATCTCTTTGCGAGATTCAATTGTGTTTGCGTAAGCCTAATTTTCTTAGGTGCTGTGCTCCGCGTAGCGGGGGCAACCACATTTGTTGTTCGCTGAGGCTGGGTATCATCCTCGAATTGTTGATCGGTATCCTCAAAATTATCTGGGAATACCTGTCGCATACGCGCATCAATGCGCTCGTAGTAATCATCGCTCGAGGGATTTATGCCCTCTTTGACAAGTTTGTTATGCAACCCCAGCGCAAAACTTGTCATTTCATCGTCAGATCCAAACCAAGTATTGGTTTCTGCCCATTTCTGAACTCTTGGATCAACTGGTTCCGCTGGAGCGGGTTGTTCTTCTTGTTGTACCGCGCTTTCTTCTTCTTGTAAAGCGGGTAGCTTAAAATTAGCTAGCTTATCAGCACGTAGCTTGGCGGATGTTAAACTTTCCTGTGCAGTAAGTACCGCATCAGAATCACCAGACTCGTACGCTTGTTTATAAGCCTGTTTACTATTAGCTAGTTCTGCTTCGACTTGTTTCTTAGCTTGTTCTAGTAAAGCCTGTTGATTCTTAGTAACATCAGCTTTTAGCTTTTTGTTTTCCTCAAGAACTTTTTGAGACAGTGATTCAAGCTCCGCACGCTCACGTTGAGCAGCTTCTTTAGCACGCCGCTCATCGTGATACCCCTTACTAAAGTGCTGAATTCTTTTGCGTACCTTTTCAGAGTAATCTTCCAACTCCTCATCCGTGATATCAGCGGGTGGCTCAGACGCTTTACGTCCTCTGTCAGCTTTTGGAGTATCATCGACCACTTCAATTTCTGGTTCACTCTCAACAGGGTCAGGTTCACTCTTAGGTTTGTAATCATCCTCTGACTTCTTACCTGACACATCGATTTCAACTGCGCTAGAAGATTCAATTTCTATCTCCTTCTTCTCTCCCTCATTCTCATGAGGAAACTCAAATTCGACCTTTTGGAACGGCATTCTACTCTCCCTATACAGTCATGATTCCTGAAGGGTCTGGAATAACCGCTTCAATAGAATCATCGTTCATTAACCTAAACTCTTTACCGTTTACCTTGAAACGAGTTCCTGTGTTCATACGAAACATTACGTAATCCCCAGGTTTACACCATGCACCGTCAGGAAAACGTTCCTTGTCGGTGTATGCTGACTCGCCCATGTCTAACACAATCCCCATGATAGACATGATGTATTCACGGTGTTTCTGTGTATCGGTTTTTAGAATACCTGTATCCTTAAAATGTTCGTCCACATCAGGAAGTGCTACCAACACACGGTAGCCTACAGGTTTAGGAAGTTGCGCTTCCCAAGCGTCTTCGGTAATTTTCTGAGCTGCCTCAGTCATCATCTAGCTCCAAATAGTTTTTCGCAAGGTCTTCTACGTGATTGCGGCAGGAGTCCAGACCTCGTATAACTCCTACGACTTCCCTGTATGCAGCGAAGTCTTGCGCTCCGCCACCAACAAGATGCTGTTGTGCTGCTTCTTTATCTTCTTCAAGCTTTTCTAACAGCACCTCAAATACTGTTTTTGCCATTACTTACCTTTCGTCAAGCCCATCATATCCATTCCAGCTTTGTTCTTAATCTTGATCTGCTCGTTCCTTGAGGAAACACCAGCTTTCTTAGCTTCAAGTTTGATTTCAGCCTTATCAATGGCTTCATCTGCCTTGTCTTTATCGATCTTGCGTTTGAGTTCTGCGGCTTGCAGTTGTAACTCAGCCTGATCTTTTTGTGTCTTACGCTGCACTTCAGCCATTTTAGCCTGCGCTTCCATCTGTCTAATTTGCAGATTTGGATCTTGCGCCTGCTGTTGTGCTGCTTGTTGTGCGGCTTTTTGCTGGTTTTCCTGTTGGAGTTGTTGTCCTGCGTCAGAGACGAGGCGAGACAGTTGTACTTCGATTTGTTCAGGCAGCTGTTCGTTTGGTGGAGGCAGCTCAACGCCCAACCGTTCTTCAATCTGCTGTCTGTACTGGAACCCAAGGTGTTCAGCTATATGTGCTTGCAGTGAAGACATAATCTGATTTGCCTGTGGGTTTTGCCCAATCATTTGTGCGACCATAGGATCTTTCATAAATGACATATGGGCGGCGATATGTGCTTGGTGGTCTTGATAAAGGAATGCTTTGACTGGTTTGCCAGTAAGTGCATCCATATTCTCGCTTACAGGATCTGCAGGTTTTGCATCGTCCGCTGTAGGAACAAGTTTATCTGCGTTCTTGATTCCAAGAACTTCAATCATTTGCCTATGAAGCTGTGGTAAGTCGTATATCTGAGGCGCTTGTTGTGCCATTTGTAGCACGGCCTGATACTGTACGACACGCTGTGCCATAGTTGAGCTGTTAGGATCACTAACGGGTATTACGTCAACCATCATATAGTCAGATTGGCGTGCGCTGATTTCGCCCCTAATAGGTTCGTAATCGTAATCTATGGGTGCGTACTCAGACATAATTGCCTTGAGTAGTTTAAACTCCTGCTTCATGGCAAAGTGTACACGAGATTGTACAGCTGCCATTGGTTTCAGAGTGCGCTCTAATAGGGCCAGTGTTGTACCTACAGGAGCGTTTGCGGACATATCTGATATGTTCATGTCCGAAATAGCGCCAAGTCTACGTCCTTCTTGCGTGATTCTATCAAGCAAAGATAGCAAAGTTTGGCTTGGTTCTTTGTATGGCATGGGCATGATGTTGTCACGGATACTACCAGACGGTACATCAACGTCTTTCCATTCCCCAGGTTCAATGGGACGATCGTCCCCCTTGATACGGAGTCCTCTGGACTTCAAACCCCCAGGGAGGTTGGAAAGGGTTCCAGCATCTACTAGCTGACGTATCAAGGAGGTTCCCGCCCGCGCGTACCCCCCAATGATGTGGATCAAGCCCAATCCATAGAACCCAAAACCTGGGACGTATGGATAGTGGACAAAATGCTGACGCTTCAGCATTAGGGGATCAGCAGGGTTCCAATTTCTTCGGATACCCAGCACTTCTCCCGATCCAACTTCAATGGTGACTACGTACGGTTTAGCAATTTCATCTTCGGAATCATCGATGCCATCAATAACTAGATCTGCATGAACTTCGTATATAGCGAAGCGGTCATCGTCAGTTAACGAATACCCGCCTTCTTCCGCTTTTCTTTTTTCGATATCTGAATGGTACGGTTGCGGCTCCCCGATATCTACATCTCTGTAGAATCCAACAGACTGTAACTTCTTCAGTTCGTTTTTAGTTTTCCGCATAACGTGAGTTACACGCTCTGCGGTTTCGATATGTGTCGCACCGTAAGGTACGATTACATCTTCAGCTGGGATAAACAGAGCAACCTGTCTACCCAAATTAGGATCATAATAAACTTTCTTAAACGCAGACCCTGCTAGTCCTAGACTGTACAGCAACCGCTCATGTTCTGGACGGTACTCAACCATGTTCTCAGTCAACTGATAGTTCATATCAGCTTTGACTCGTAAGGATGCGTCTATTTTTTCTTGTGTCTCATCACCTAAAATTTTTACTTTTACGGGACCATTAGCAGGAAATGTCTCTGACATTGTTTCAGCTTGGAAACGAATAGCAGCTTCTGCCAGCACAGTAGAGTATACCCCACAAGCTCCTTCCCATGGTTCTGTACGCTCTTCATACTTAAAGCCCAGTACGTCCAGACCCTTTACAAAGGTGTCTGCCCATTCTTTACGACTGTCCTCATCGCTTTCAATAAGGCCCATAAGCTCATCGGCTATGTAGCTAAGATCTCCCTCATCCAGCACTTCTGCTAGGTTAGCGTCAAAAGAAGTAGCATCACCTACATCCGCATCAGGGATGATGGTGATTTCCATGCTGCCGTCATCAAGAGTAACAGACTCAGGATTTACGATCTCTATTTCGAGTTCTTCTGGAGCTGCCGCTCCTTGTTCCTCGTCCATACCCACTGGGGCTTGATACACGCTTTTTTCTACTGCCATTAGTAATACCCGCCACGCTTCTGCTTAAAATACTGTATCTCGTCAGGTTCATCAGTTGGCAGGCGGATAAATCCTCCCTGCCTAAATCTCATGAGTGCCATTACGGTAGAGTCTACCAAGTCATCGTGACTCATGAAAGGAAAACCTGCGATCTCCTCCACAACCTCTTCTGCCCATCGTGTCTGAGGTATCCATACCATACCCGATGCCACTATGTCAGCTACAGAATTAAGTCTTGCTAATTTATCCCCTGTACCTCTATGAGGTGTGTATTCCTGCACAGGCAGGCCACTACGCCGCATTTCTTGGTAAATCGCCGTACCTGCGCTTTTCTTTTCCACTATAAACGCATCTGGTTCCCACTCGTCATACTCTTCCATACACAGTTGTTTTAGTTCAGGGAACTCAAATCTGTCCTTTATACTATTCAACAGTATGATGTGATGCCCACCCTCACTCTCGTTTAGGAACACACCCCAAGTTGTCAACGCTGTATAGTCAGCTCGATTGTGTTTTTCAGCAGCGGCATCAAGAGACATGATAATATATTCACACGAAGGTGGACTTTCTGCTGTCCACGCATTCCACCATTCACGTTTAATAATAGAAGCTTCTTCTGCTGTAGGTGTCTGTTGATACTGTGCATTCCACTGAAACGCAGGCATTGACGCTTTAGTTCGTAGCAGTGCCTCCATGTCAAAGAACTCAGGCCACAGCGGTTTTTCTGTTGTCTTGCCCTTATTCTCAATACTCAGTATAGCGGGGAACTCAACCACATCATATTGGTCAGCGAGGGCGTTCTGAGCTTGGTCTTTAACCACTCTTCCTGTGAGGTCGTCCATGTGCCAGCGGGTCTGAATGATTGCCACCTTACCCCCTGGCATAAGTCGAGTTCTGGCCCCGAATGTAAACCACTCGTAGGCTTTATCAAACACTTCAAAGTTTCCGTTGATGACATCTTGTTCGGAATGGGGATCGTCCACGAGCAAGAGGTGAGCACCACGACCAGCAAGAGCTGAACCAATACCACACGCATAGTATTCTCCTCCCATGTTTGTGTTCCATCTACCCGCAGACTTACTGTCAGAGGCTAGTGCTACAGTAGGAAATATCTCCTTATAACTATCAGATGCTATCATGTTTCGGACTTTACGCCCAAAATCCACCGCTAAATCAGTAGTATGTGACACCATCATGACCTTTTTGTCAGGGTTTCTACCCAAAAACCATGCTGGAAACATGATAGACACTAGTTGCGACTTACCATGTCGTGGTGGTATATTAACGCATATTCGGTCTTTTTTACCGAGTTCAATATCCATAAGCATATCTGCCAGCATTCTGTGGTGTTTGCCCACAATGTAATCTGGCTGCATATGTTTACAGAACTCAATGAGGTCATCATATGCTTTCTTATATTGTTGCCGTGTACTTATCTCCCCAGCAAGCTTGTCAATCTCAGCAATCTCTTCAGGAGAAAAAGAGTCCAAGTTGGCTAACATATGCTCTATGTCGGCTTCGGAAAATGAAAAGTCCTGTCTATCGCTGTCCAACGTGCTCATGTCACACTCTTGACCCTGCCTGACCTTTTACACAAGCGGTATCTACAACCCTGTAGGGCATATCAAGCTTGTCCCATATCGCTCTAGCGGTCATGATCATCTCTGTAATACGTGTTTCACACTCAATGCTAGTCTTATATGGGCCTCTTGTGTCCGTAACTTGTATACAAGGCTGTGCTGTACCCATCCAACAAGCCAATACAAGTGCGCTATACATCTTTTAGCCCTAGTTCTTTATCAACATCTACAGGTTCTCCGTCTAAAACCACTGCATCTTCTACTTCTTCGGGGTTTATTAGCTTAGAAAGCTTGGCTCGGAGGCTTTCACGCAGCTCATCCGTAGTTTTATGGGTTACAGTGACCTCTGTTTTGTCTGAAAACAGCCCAACATCGGAAATTTTGCCTAAAAGTTCCAACGCACGTATGCGAACACGCGGATCAGGGTTGTCAGTCTCTAAAATTAGCTTGTTTGTGACCATATGACGGACCTGCATTGCAGAGTTTGCCACAGATTGCCCAAATTCTTGTAAAATATTGCTGGTCAACACCAAAGATGCGGGGGTCAGAGTCGCCGCCCGCTTGTTTGTGACCTTTTTTGATGTCTTTTCAGGGTCTTCTGCGTACGCCATGGACAATTTAGACGCAATATCTTGGTCTTCTTTGTCAGGTTTGACCTCAAGACCGTGCGCCGAAAGTTCTTGTACGGTGTTACAAGCTGCCTCTGCACGAATCTTAAGATCCATGTAGGGTTCGTTGGGGGCGTAGGGTACGCCTATCTCAGGTTCTATCAGTAAAGTCATAGCATCTTACGCAGGTTGTTAACCGATAGTTATTTTTTATACGCTATAATGAGTTATTCTGCAACACCGTGGTGTTCTTGCCAATGTAGCTTGCGATGACAGTTAGCACACAGCGGTATACATTTCTCTTGCACTTCTTTCATTGCAGCTCCATACCGCCCTGCACCAATAAGCTCCCATATATTTTGTTTGCCCTCTTTTATAACGTGATGGAAATCTATGATGGCAGGATGTTTCTCTCCGCAGTGTGCGCATTTTAGCTTTGCTTTAAACTCAGCCCACTCCTGTTTGTACCTGCGCCGATTCCGTTTGGAGTCAGCTTTGTGTTTTTCTTTGTTACGCTGATACCATTCTTTTTGGTAGTTACGCTGATACTCGGTAGCCATGTGGTCTTCCCCCCGATAGGAAGACCTCCCTTTCATGCAAAATATTACATAGTGCGAAAAAAATTTTTGTCAAAAGAAGTTTAGGAGTCCCTATAGGGGGGTGTTCCCTGTGAGAGGGGGGTGGGGTAAGCCGAACGTAAATATGAACTCATAATTCGTGTAAAATAGTATTACATACAGCATATAGTAACAGACTATGACAAGCGGCCTATGGGGAGGGGGTGGGATGTCAGAAAGTTGTAAACAATAACGTATTATGTCAAAACATCCATTGTAATTATTTTTAATTGATGCCATAAAGGGGGCGTCTTCAGGGCAACTCCGCCCTGTTGATTAACTCGGTTAGGGAATTCCCTAACTTGTTAGGGGATTGTCTAGCCTTAACTTCTTTTGTCATGAAAGGAAAAAGCTATGACAAACTCTATCATTACAGACGGTATCTTGAACGCAATCCCTGTTGAAGTGAAGAAAGCATATCACGCCGACCAGTCGGCTGAGAAAGCTTTTGTCAAAAAACGGGGCGCGTTTATTGACTTGTGTTACTCTCTCAACATTCGGTCAAACATGGTTCAGTCTCCAAAGACTGGCGGCATGATTACCGAAGAGGCATTCGAGGAACTGAATGCTATGATTGTTAGCGAATTTCCAGCTAATGAACAGAAGCTATTGGCTATGCCTGCCAAGGCGGTTCCAGAAGGTCGTAAAGATGTGAGGAAACAACTTCAGCAGAAGATTGGTTCCAAGCGGAAAGACCTAAAGAATGCTCTCAAGAGGCGTGAAGAGTTACACGCCCAAGGCAAAGGGGCGGACACTATCCGCACCAGAACATCTGAAGAGATATTGGCAAACTCTCTCACAGATGCCTTGAAGAGAGTGCAAACTCTTGAGGAACCGACTTTCGATGTTGAGGCTTTTGTTGAACACATCGAGGCGGCTCAGGAAGTCATGAAACAAGGTCTGTAAACAACCTAGGGCGAGGCAGTCTGACTGCCTCGCCTGTCTCTATTTGGAAAGGAAAAATCATGAGACTAAACGACAGTGAAAATCAACTTGCAACTTCTGGTGTTACAGAAGAGGAATTGAAAGAATGGTTAGCCGAGTCTGAGACAACTGGTTATCATCGAGGCTATGGTCGTTCTACTATAGCTATGGCATTGATAGCCAAGATTGACGCTAACCAAAGAATAGCTGAAATGAACAAGGCATTGGCTGAGTCAATTGAAGAGATTGACCTAGCTGAATTAGAACGGTCGACCAATCGCAACGGTAGGATGCGATTGAGAGACTTCATAGTTGAAAATCGTTTTGGTATTACAGAATATCAGCAACGTTTATTGTTGGCAGATATTAAATCTCTTACAGAACGTGAGAGAGCAGACCGTAAATACTTCAGCCAGAAAGTTGGATATAGAGTTAAAGAACTTCAAGACTCTCTAAAGAGAATTGAGGCACGTGAAAATTATCAAGCTACATATGCTAAACGATTAAACTAATCGAGTTAGGCAGGACTTTTTAGTCCTGCCTTTTTTTGTGCCAAAATTTTGGCTGAAGCCAGTTCCCAGTGCCGCGTTGAGTCCAGGCGGATTCGGTATTGCCCACGCACACAAAGAAGTTAGGGAATTCCCTAACCCACAACGAAGC